GCGAAGCTCGCACATACACACCTGAATCCGGTCACTCATTCGTAATGGATGCATACCGCGCTCAGTTCAAGTCCGATTATGCAGCTCAAGAGCGCCTCGCTCGCCATCAGCGCGAAGAGGAAATTGAGCGCCGCGATGTCGGCACCGGCGCATTTGCCGGTCTTGTAATTCCACAATATCTCGTCGATCTAGCAGCTCCATTGGCTCGCGCAGGTCGCCCATACGCAGATTTCGGAACTACAAAGCACACCCTTCCAGAAGCTGGAATGACTCTAAACATTTCACGCGGAACCACAGGTTCAAGCGCAGCAGCGCAAACACCTGAAAACAACAATGTCTCCGAGACTGATATGGATGATACCCTGTTGAGTATTGATGTGGTCACAATTGCGGGCCAACAGGATGTAAGTCGACAGGCGATTGAGAGAGGCTCAGGCATCGATTCATTCGTTGTCGCAGACCTAATCCGTGCTTGGCAGACTCAACTTGATAACTTGATCCTTAACGGTATCGGTTCATCAGGTCAACCAACTGGTCTTCGTGGCGCTGGCGGAAACTCCGTCACCTTCACCTCAACTGCTCCAACAGTTGCACTTCTTTATCCAAAGCTTGCAGATGCAATTCAGAAGATTCAGACAAATGCGTTCGTCAATCCAACTCATTGGTTGATGCACCCACGCCGTCTAGCCTTCTTGCTCGCTGCTGTTGACGGTCAGAACCGCCCACTCGTTGTGCCATCCGCAGGAGGCCCAATGAACGCAGTTGCTTCCGGCACAGGCGTTGCAGGTTACGGAAACTCCGGCTATCAAATGCTCGGACTTCCAATCATCACCGATGCAAACATCACAACAACTCAGGGCACCGGAACAAACCAAGATGAAATCTATTGCATCACCGCAGGAGAGAATCATCTATGGGAGCAGCCAGGATCACCATTCGCACTTCGTTACGATGCGACTGGCGCTGGCAGCTTGACAATCAAGACCGTCGTTTATGGTTACGCTGCTTATTCAGCAGGTCGTTACCCACTCGCTAACTCAATCATTAGCGGAACCGGCTTGACCGCTCCAACCTTCTAGTTGTAGCGAAAACTTAATACTGTGAGAGGGCGGGCAAGACTCCCCCGACTTGTTCGCTCTCTCACCTCTAAAGATTCGGGGGAATCAAAATGAAGATGAATCATAAGGTCAGCGTTGGTGTCTGTGATCCAGGAATGGTTAACGGCGCTTTCGCTTTTACATTGATTCAGTTAGTTCAAAGCCGAGGCGAACGCTTTGGCTCATTTATTAGAATCAAAGGCTCAGGACTTCTCTCAAAGCAACGCAATCGAGTCATCACGCAATTCTTAGATAAGACCGATAGCGATTGGCTTTTGATGATTGATTCCGATGAGCAGTTAGGCATCAGGGAATTCGATGCTCTAATAGAAACAGCGCACGACAAAGAACGCCCTGTCGTTTCAGGTTTGGTCTTTGCCGGCTTCGGTGTAGTGAATGCTCCTTATCCAAAGCCTGTGCCCGCAATCTTCAATGAAGTAGATGGCAAGTTTGCGCCGATTTTTGATTACAAAAAGAATTCGATTTTTACCGTTGATGCAGTTGGAACAGGTTGCTTGCTTGTTCACCGCGACATTCTGCAAAGAATGCGAGATGAAGCCGACCCAAATCAAGGCAAAGACTGGTGCTGGTTTTGGGATGGCCCTATCGATGGAGAATGGATAGGCGAGGATTTGTTGTTCTCTCGCAGACTCCGCTCAATGGGTGTTCCGATAACCGTCAACAGTTCGGTCATCCTGCCTCATCAGAAGTCATTTTGGATGCAGGAGATTCACAACGATATATGGCAAAAAAGAACAGATTGACCGAGCAGGAAACTGCTACGGCACTTCCTAAATTAGAACGAGCGGTCAGACCGCAATCAAAGAAGAGGATCAAGCGTGGCAATAACCAACGGATACGCGACTCTCGCTGAGTTGAAAGCATCTCTTGCGATAACAGACACGCAAGATGACACGATGCTTGAAATCGCAATCACAGCTTCAAGCAGAATGATTGACGATTACACCGACCGCTTCTTTTATTCAAACGGAACAACGCAGACTCCTGCGACTTACTATTACACCGCTCAGGATTATTGGCTCATCGACATTGATGACAACTTCGTCATCACAGAGATTGCCACCGATGATGACTTCGATCAAACTTGGTCGACAGTTTGGGCGACAAGTGACTTCCTAGTTGAGCCTGTAAATAACCCGAACAAGGGTTGGCCTATCAATCGCCTCATCGCAGTCGATTCCTATGTCTTCCCGCTCAACATCCCCCAGGGCGTTCGGGTCAAGGGTCGCTTCGGATGGTCGGCGGTTCCCTCTGAGATAAATCAGGCTTGCATCATCCAGTCCTCTAGGCTCTTTGTTCGTAAGCAATCCCCCTTCGGTATCGCCGGAACCCCTGAGTTGGGCACCGTTCGCCTAACAAGCCGCCTAGACCCCGATGTAGAAGCCCTTATTCGCCCGTTTAAGCGCTACAAAGGGTTGGCTAGATAGATGATACCTTCACAGGTCAGAGATGGGCTTAAAACCCGATTACAGACGATTTCAGGGCTTCGTGCCTATGACCTCATTCCGGACACCGTAACGCCACCGGCGGCGGTCGTCGGTCAATTAGATTTCACATTCGACATCGACAATGCCAGGGGCTTAGACCAGGCGCAAGTCGATGTGCTTGTGATTGTGCAACGCTTTTCAGAACGCTCAGGTCAAGACCTTCTCGACAGTTATCTGTCGGGTTCAGGCGCGACCTCTATTAAGGCGGCTATTGAAAGTGATCGCACTCTTGGGGGAGCAGTCAACACATTGCGAGTTACAGGAGCCGAAGCCGGCACCTACGAATCACAAGGCGTTGAGTTTCTTTCCTACCGTTACAGAATAACGATTTGGGGTTAATTATGAGCTACAAAGTAATTTCAGATCGCAAGGTCTGTGGCAAGAAAAAGGGTGAATCACTCACCGAAAAAGAAATCCTTGAAAATGGCGGCGATGTCAAGCATCTCTTGCCAAGCGGTCACATCAAGTCGGAGAAATCCGAACAAACACCATCCATTACCAAAGAAGGAGCCGCAAAGTAAATGGCAAAGATTGTCCTTACTAATGCCTACATCACCATCGGCGGAGTTGACCTTTCGGATGCAATCTCATCCGTGTCACTATCCACGACTCGTGATGCAGTAGAAACAACCGCTTTCGGATCGACCGCAGCTCGCACTCGCATCTCCGGTCTAGCCGATAACTCGGTAACACTTGAATTTCATCAAGACTTCGCTTCAGGCGAGGTTGAGACAACCATTTATCCACTAATCGGAACAAGCGCAGCAGTTGTTGTCAAGCCAAACGGCGGAACAACAGGCGCAACGAATCCAAGCTATACATTCAACGCACTTGTGACTGAATGGACACCTGTGAACGGTGCTGTTGGCGAACTAGCCACCGCATCAGTCACCTGGCCGGTTGATGGAGCAATCACTAAGGCGGTTATCTAGTGGCGAAGTTAGTTTTAACTAACGCCTATGTAGTCCTTGCAAGCACCGACATCTCTTCCTATGTTTCAAGCGTAAGCCTCTCGACGACCTATGATGTTGTTGAGACAACGGCTTTCGGTGATACCGCTAGGAAGAGAATCGCCGGTCTTGCCGATAACGCAATAACCTTGGAGTTTCATCAGGACTTCGCTTCGGGCGCTCTTGAGCAATTAATTTATCCAAGCGATGCCAATTCAAAACTCGGAACGGCAGTCGCAATGGAGATTCGCCCCGTCAACACAACTGTCGGGCCGACTAATCCGAAATACACCTTCAGCGCACTTTTGACGGAATGGACTCCGGTTAATGGCGCAGTTGGGGAACTGGCAACAGTTTCGGTTACCTGGCCTATTTCGGGCGCAATCAGTAAAGCCACATCCTAAAACCTTAAAGGGGGAACTTAAATGGATGGTTTGAAAATCAAAGTAAAGACGACAGATGGGTTCGAATCGACATTCTCGCTTCGACCAAGAAT